ACGAGATCCTGAGATGTCTCGTGGGCTCGGAGATGTGTATAAGAGACAGGCAGTTTCATGAACGAACATGACATTAATAAAGCAACGGTTGAAAGTGCTATTGATATTATTTCAAATACTGACATGAGAATTATCTCAAAGGAGGTGAAAAAAGTGACTTTTCGAGAGCTTTTGCAAAAAAAAGACATACGAGGCGCTCAGCTTGGCAGGAAGCTCGGCAGAGGACGCGCAACCGTATCCCGCTGGATGTGCGGACATTGTCCACCTGCAAAGCTGCTTACGCCGATTGCAAAGGCGTTGGACATTACAGAGTCTGAGCTGCTGTCGTGCTTTAATCAAGATTGAGCTGTCACAGCGGACAAGCTATAAAACATATAATGGAGTTTGAGATGACACTAAGAGAATTACGATTGCAAGCGGGCAAATCCGCCGTTGAAGCGGCAAAAGAATTGAGCGTGACGGTCAGTGCTTACGCTCATTACGAGCAGGGAGTTAGGCGGCTCAATATAGAACAAATACGTCCGTTAGCAAAGCTATATGAAGTAGGGATTGACGATGTTATAGAGGCGGCTGTAAAGACGCTTAATAGCTGTCAGAAAGCCCAATAAGATAGTCGGCAGATACGTCAAAATAAATGCAGATTTGCTTAAGAATTTCTATTGAAGGCTGCCTGATGCCCTGTTCATAATGAGCATAAGCGCTAACGGTAATCCCTAATTCTTGCGCAACGTCCTTAATTAAAACACCTTTGGAGAGGCGGACTTCTTTTAAACGAGAGTTCATATTCATAACCTTTTCATGAAAATTATATACGTTTTGTACACTAAATACTTGACAGTGTACGAATTGTATTATATAATCCTAAATGTACGATATGTACAGTAGGGAGAACGAAGTATGAATATGAAGTCACAACAATTTAAAGTCCCGGACGGAATGTCAGAACTTGTGCAAGTGATAGCCGACAGACAAGGAATAAACAAGAACGCATTGTTAAAAGAAATTATATGGCAGTGGAAGAAAAAATTAAACAGGTCAGTTTTGCTTGATATGTTTGATTTAGAAAAATTAACAGAGCTTGAAATCAAAATTTACAGCGAAGTAAAAGGTTGATTGGTTTGAGTTGGTGCAATTTAAAGGGTAGTCAAACTTAAGCGGGGGGAATGAATATGGCAAAAAAATACAAAGTAGTACATATATTCGGCGACAAGGTCATGTCGGACGAGGAGTTTATGGCAAAGCCATACGTGGTGGACCTGTCTCAGAACGCCGAAGTCGTCAAGGAGGCGCAACGACTTTACGACCCGATGTATGCAGTTAAGGAGCGCGCACAATTCAAGCGTGAGCTCGTGGAGAAACGAAAGCAGGAGTTTGAAGAACAATTCGAGCGCATTTCCCAACAGTACAATTCATTGGTGTGAGCTTTTTTCTGCAAGAGAAAAGCCGCTCCAGTAAGAGGGGGGAGAGCGGCTAAGTAAGGGAGTGTCAAATCCCTACAAAAAATATTATATGAATATAATAGCCGCTTTTTCTCCAAAAAGGAGAAAGAAAAAAAAATGTTTAATGAAAAATTAAAAGAGTATGACGCAAAAACAGGGCAGGAGCTGCCTGTCGTACAGTCGGCAAGATACAGACAGTCAAGGGACGTGGCTGTCAAATTCATCAAAGAGCACGGCATTGTAGGCGAGGAAGATTTTTGGATTTTGATGAACAAAAACGCCGCCGGCACGAAGATGAATTACTCCGGCTTAATAATTTCACACAACGGTTGTCTCAAGATTAACGACGCCGCAGATGAAAAGCGAAAATTCATGCCAGAATGCGTAAGCGTGGACAAGTCCGGATATAAGGACAGCCTCGTGTTTACCTATAGCAATCCCGCGCAGGGGCTGTACGAGGTGGGCGAGGTGTCCGCTAAGAATTGCAAAAACGAATATCCTTACGCTATGGGGTTAAAAAGGCTGTTCGACAGAGTAGTGCTCAAGCTGTGCAAGTTGGCGTATTCGGGCATATACAGCGACAGCGAGGCGGAAGAGTTCAAAGAGCCGGAGGGCGAAGAGAAGTCAAATGCGGACAAGCCCACAAAACAATCAAGCGTGGACAAGCCTAATCCGCCTACGGCAGAACAGTTGAAAGAATTGGACGCATTTAATGTTAAGCCGGAGCAGGTGGCGACGTACCTGAAGAAGACGGTAGAGCAGCTCACTTCGGAGGACGTTGAAAAAATACTCGTCAAAAAACGCAAGGCTGCAACGAAAGCAGCGGAGGAGAGCGATGGAAGTAAAATTCAGGGAGAGTGACCACACATATTGGCTGGGCGACAGGCAGCTTATCAGCGTGACGCAGCTCATGAAGAAGCACGGGCTTTCGGCAGATTACTCCACCGTCAAGGCGGATATACTGAACGCCAAAGCGGAGCGCGGAAGCTTTATTCACAAAGAGATAGAAAGTTATATTAAATTCGCTGCAGAGGGCTTCACGGACGAGCTGGACGCCTTTAAAGCCCTTATAGCGGAGCATGATATTACGCCGACTTCGAGCGAGACAATCGTGCATGACGACCTCGTCGCCGGGACTATAGACGTTATAGGACGGTGCCCGTGTGGGCGCATTATAGCGGACGTTAAAACGACGTCGACCTTGCACAAGGACGCGCTTGCATGGCAGCTGTCCATTTACGAATATCTGTTTCAAAAGGTGCATCCGGGCGCAAACGTGTCCGCGCTTTACGGGATACACCTTAACGGTACTTCGGCAAAGCTCGTCGAGGTCGAGCGAAAGCCCCGAGAGGAGATTGAACGGCTGTTCGAGTGCGAGAAAAATGGGGAGTTGTTTATACAGAAATCGACCGCGCTTTCAATTTCAAAATCCGAATTGGCATACCTTGCAGACGTAGAAAGGCGCATTTCGGACTTAAAAAAACAAATAGACGTTTATGCAAAATCATACGACGAAATGAAAGAAGATTTAAAAGCCAGAATGAAAGAGCAGGGAGTGAAGTCATACGAGGATGACTTGCTCAAGATAACTTACATAGACTCTTACACACGCGAGAGCGTAGACGCGACGAAGCTCAAAGCGGATAAGCCAGAAATCTATTCGGCTTACAAAAAAGTCACAAACGTCAAGGACGCCGTCAAGGTGACGTTAAAAAGCGCATTATGAAAGTGACGGATTGCACGGTCAAATATGACCTTGAGGGGCGCTGTGAGCTATGCTTTACGGCGGACCGGCAAAGCACGCAGGAATGCCGCGAGACGGCTTTAAAAGCGCGAAAATGGGCTGAGAACGGACGGCTTATAGAGTTGACCGTCAAGCCTTTCCGCAAGCGCCGCAGTCTTGACGCAAACGCCTATCTGTGGGTATTGCTGGACAAAATGGCGGCAAATCTCAAGACGGATAAGGAAGCTCTGTATTTAAAGGCGCTTCGGGATTACGGCGTGTTTACCCACCTTATAGTCAAGCCGCAGGCGGTAGAGCGCGTATGCGAAGAATGGCGGGCATCCGTCGTGTTGGGCGACGTCGAAGTGAACGGCAAGAAAGGAGTGCAGGTGCAAGTGTATTACGGCTCAAGCACATACGATATGGCTGAAATGGCTCGGCTTATAGACGGCGTCGTCAGCGACGCAAAAGAGCTTGGAATTGAGACTATGACGCCGGAAGAGCTTTCGCTATTAAAAGAAACGTGGAGGAATTAAGGATATGAACAGGATTACACTTATAGGACGTTTAACGAGGTCGCCCGAGCTTCTGGTCACTGCAAGCGACGTAAGCGTCGCGCGAATGACTATAGCCGTAGACAGGCGATATAGGGACGCCAACGGAGACAAGCAGACGGATTTCGTAAACGTAGTGGCATGGCGGACACTTGCGGACAATTGCTGCCGGTATCTGACCAAAGGCAAGCAGGTGGCTGTCGAGGGCAGTCTGCAAATACGCTCATACGAGGACAGGGACGGTAACAAAAGGACGGTTGCTGAAGTGGTGGCGGACAACGTCGAATTTCTCTCGTCCGCTTCGGAGCGGAAGCAGGAGGAAGTGCAGGAGCGGATAGAAGATTTGCCTCCCGCCGATGAAGACGACGACGATATGGACTTGCCGTTTTAAGGAGGACTACATAATGGCGGCAATAACTGCAAGAGATTATTTCAACAAAAACGCAACCGTGCTGTACGATACTCGTGAAAAGGAAAATTTCGAGTATCTGAAAGCATTGAAGCACATGGGGCTAATCATCGAGCGCACGACGTTTAAAAGCGGCGATTACTCGTTCAGAATAGACGGCAAGGACTATCGCAACGAATGGTTAGGCGAACGTAAAGGAAGCATGTCAGAGCTGTACGGAAACGTCATGGCTAAAAACAAAGACAAAGCGTCGGCAGAGCGGAACAACCTTGAGGAAGAATGCAAGCGCGTCAAAGACGCGGGAGTGAAAGAGTTCGTTCTTTTCATCGAGGGCACGCGCAGCCTGTACGAGGCGCGGCATACGCGGCTCTCTGCGGCTTCTGTGCGGGGCAATGACGCGGGTCGGCATATTTACTCGACACTGCTTTCTTGGGCTTGTAACAACCGCTACGGCTTTAAAACGGTGTGCAATCTGTCGCAGTATGACCTTGCGGTCGAAATGGCGGACATGATGTATTACTACTGGCGCAACGAAATGATTGCTGCGCACGGCAAAGATTTTATAAAAAAGATAACGGAGAACAGAAATGGGCAAAGTGAGCGGATTTGAATTTCGGCGCGAATACTACGAAATAGCGCGTTGCCTGGACTCGCGAGACCGGTTGGACTTTTATGAAAGCATAATGAAGCGCGTTTTTGACGACGGAGTAAGCCCCAGTAAAACGGTAAGCGTTGCGCTTGAACTTATTAAGGCTCAGCTAGATAAAGACGCAAAAAAGACAAACGAGCCGGTAGTAATATACGTCAGATAAGGAGGTATGAAATAATGCCCCGCAAAAGAATGATTGACCCGTCAATATGGACAGACGAAAATTTTGGCGAGTTAAGTGAGCGAGGGCGGTTGTTGTTCATAGGATTATTCAGCATGGCTGACGACGAAGGTCGAGGCGAAGCCTCAGCCAAGGTTCTGAAAGGTAAGATTTTCCCCTACGATGAGGGTTTAAGAATAGCCGACGTGAGTAAGACCCTAAAAGAAATAGGCTCCAAAATGTCCGTTGATTTTTACGCTCGGAACGGCAGAGAATATTACGCTTTCAGAAATTGGAAAACATGGCAAAAAGTCGAAAAGCCTACACCGAGCAGGATACCCGCACCGATTGATGGGGGTAAGGGGGAGAATTGCGCTTTCGACGACCATTCCCCGACCGTTCCCCGAATGCTCCCCGAATGTTCGACGACCGTTCCCCGACCAATAGAACAGAATAGAATAGAACAAGAAAAGAATAGAAGTATATATGCGTCGTCCGAAACGCCGACGCCGGAAAATGTCGTTGTAAATTTAATTTTGAACAACGGAAAAAATTTCGGAGTAACGCAAGGAACGATTGATGAGCTTGCACCGCTATACCCGGCTGTGGACGTGGAGCAGGAGATGCGAAAAATGCAGGGGTGGCTGTTGGGGAATCCTCGACATCGGAAAACTGCGAATGGCATTATGCGATTTGTAACGGCATGGCTTGGGCGTGCGCAGGACGGAGAGCGGACGCAGGCATCTTCATCTAAAAATGAAAAAAGGGCGCGAGAGACAGGGTCTGAGCGGAAATATACCGCAGAGGAGTTAAATGCCCTTTTCGACAATTTAGACGATATAGTCATTTAGGGGGGCAAATATGGAGCTGACACATATGAGCCTGTGCAGTGGCATAGGCGGGATAGACCTTGCGGCGGAGTGGGCGGGGTTCAGGACGATAGCCCAATGCGAGACGGACGAGTACGCAAGCAAGGTGTTGGCAAAAAATTTCAAAGGAGTGCCTAATTTACATGACATACGAACAGTTACAAATGAGCGGCTTGCCGTACTCGGAATCGACAGAAAGACAATCACGGTATTGTCGGCGGGATTTCCGTGCCAGCCTTACAGCCTTGCGGGAAAAGGTCTCGGCGATAGTGATGAGCGTGACCTCTGGGGAGAAGTGGCAAGAGTTATCGGAGAGATTCGCCCGCGCTGGTTTGTCGGTGAAAATACACCCGGTTTGTTTGGCAGAGCTAATCAAAGATACTTCAAGCGAATACTTACCGACCTTGCCGCGTTGGGGTATAGCGTCGGATGGGGAATATGGGGAGCTTGTGACGTCGGAGCGCCGCACCGGAGGGACAGAGTGTTCATTGTTTCCTACACCGCTTGCAAGCGATGCCATACGCATTCGATACAGCGAAGAGAGTTTGCGCAAAGTAGGTTTACGCAGAACGCAAGGCGAGTACAAGAAAGCGGGATGCAATCTAAGCGAGTGGGTTGCAGTATTTCCGACGCCGCAGGCAACGAGCTGTGGGTGTTCGGGTGCACGGCAGAAATTGAAGAAAGCAGAAGAGAACGGAATAATTACAGAAGCGGAACGACAAGGAATGCAGGCAGGGAATGGTGGGAAATTGAACCCGACGTGGGTAGAGTGGCTTATGGGATTTCCCACAGGGTGGACAGACTTAGATGCTTAGGCAACGCTGTAGTTCCTCAACAGATATACCCGGTATTCCAAGAAATTGCAAAATTTTATCGAGGTAGAAATTTATGCGCAAAAAGACAATAACAAACAGCTTGACAGCGTCGCGGCTGTACAGTGGAAAAGTCAAGAGGACGCACACGAAATTGGACGAGCTTACGACGGAAGCGGGAAAGCTGGGGCTGTCGTATGGCAGGTATAAGCAGCTGCTTTCGGTGCCCGAGCTGTTGAGAGAGGTAATGGAACAGCGCGGGATTAAAGCGGGAGCGGGAGAGAGCGTGGAAGAGCTGCGCGAGAGAATAAGGAGTAGGTGAGCGGCTATGTCTTTAATCGAACATACTTTGTTTGGAAAGGTTAATAAAGTGAAGACTGCTATTGAGCGTTTAAAGCTGGCAGAGATTTCAAACGATCCGTTGTTTGTATGTTACAGCGGGGGCAAGGATAGCAAGGTCGTTCGCCGTTTATGCGAAATGGCGGGCGTGAGGCATGAGCTGCATTACAACCTCACGAGCGTAGACCACCCAAGCGTTGTTCGCGAAATACTTGACGACCCGAATGTTATCGTGGACAAGCCTCGCGATGAAAACGGGAAGCAAATAACAATGTGGTCGCTTATTATCAAAAAGAAAATACCACCTACAAGGATTGTACGATATTGCTGCGAGGAGCTTAAGGAAAATAATGGACGCGGACGAATATGTGTCACCGGCGTCAGAAAAGCCGAGAGCGTAAGTCGAGCTGCCAATAATGACGTGGTTAAGATTTTGGGTAAGTCTACCATTAAAAACATTCAAGGGAGTGACATTAAAAAAAGCCCAAAAGGTGGATTGGTATTAAACCTCGACAATACTGACAATCGCAGGATAATAGAGCAATGCTATCGCACGTCAAAAACTCTCTTAAATCCAATAGTTGATTGGAGTACTTCTGATATTTGGGAATTTTCACGTGTTGAAAATATAAAGCAAAGTGATTTGTATGTCGAAAATGGTGGTAAATACAAGCGTTTAGGATGCGTCTTATGTCCTATGGCGACATGTAAAGAGAGGGAGAAGGAGGCGTTGGATTATCCTCAAATAAAAGAAGCGTATATACGTGCCTTTCAAAAAATGATTGATTTGAATAGAGGTGTAAATTACAAATGGCACTCAGGAGAGGAAGTATATGAATGGTGGCTTTATGGCGGCAAAAAAACATCACAACTAAAAGGACAGATAAGCATGTTTGAAAAGGAGATTTGAAAATGAAAATATACACAATCGAAGATTTAAAAAATTTTGAAAGGGACAAAAACGGACGCTTGATATGTCCGAGCGGAGATTACTCTCTAATTAAGGAATTTAGCGAGAGGTGTAGCTTCGGCGAGAAGTGTAGCTTCGGCAAGAGGTGTAGCTTCGGCGAGGGGTGCAGCTTCGGCGAGTGGTGTAGCTTCGGCGAGGAGTGTAGCTTCGGCGAGGGGTGTAGCTTCGGCGAGAAGTGTAGCTTCGGCGAGAAGTGTAGCTTCGGCGAGAGGTGTAGCTTCGGCGAGTGGTGTAGCTTCGGCGAGAGGTGTAGCTTCGGCGAGGGGATAAAATATGAAGGCATGTCCGAAACGACGCTCCGATTTTTAAAAATTGACCGTATAGGTTCACGTCTCGGCTGTACGTATTTTTTCAAAACCGCGACAGACATCTATGTCCGGTGCGGCTGCTTTTTCGGAACGATAGCGGATTTTGAGAAAAAAGTAAACGAAACGCACGCAAGAAACAAAAAGTACAGAAAAGAGTACATTGAGGCGATTAAATACGTCAAGGCGGTGATGTAGATGAAAGCAATTTTAATGCGCAAATTGAGGGGAAAAGCTTCACAAAGAAGCGTATATGTTTTTTGATGATTATTTGCAAGTCAAATATTTCGACGATAATAAAAGCAATCGTTATTGCAGTAAAGATTGTGCGTGCGAGGCGTTGTATTGAGTAGGGTGGCACAAGTAGGACGTCCTGTGTCCCGGCATTTAGATGACGGGGAAACGCTTGAGGTAGTGCGTTTGTGCGTTTTGGACGGAGTCAAGAATGCGTGTTCATTTCTTTATTCGAAATGCGCAAGGGTGGCTAAGGAGCTTGGTTATAGCAAAATAATTACATATATTCTTGACGAGGAAAACGGGAATAGCCTTGTCGCTTCGGGGTGGAAGCTAGAGACATGGGGCGGTGGAGCAGCGCTTTGCAGGACATAAGGTATGAGCTTTTGGAAGACCCGTTTACAGGATTACCCTGCACGATTAAAGAATACTGCAAAAGCCGCGTTGAGTACGATAGACAATGTATGTTTGAAAAATACGGGCATTGTGACGGGATAGATTGACAAAATTTTGGAGGATTAAAAAAATGGATATTAACCAAGCGAAAAGCGAGTTATTTTCTTATATAAAAATTTACAACGAATTACAGGCAAAAAAGGAACGACACGCTGAATTAAAACAGCAATTATACGCCCTCAAATTGTACAGGAATAGCGAAAAAGTGGCTTGTAGTAATTTGCCGAGCGACACAATTGAGACGCTTATAGACAAAATGGCGGTTTTAGAGACGGCGATATCTGAGGGCATTTACAAATTGGCTTCGGAAGCAGAGCGAATTTCGATAAAAATTAACAAATTAAATTATCCCTTTTCCGAAGTACTGATGCGGCGATACATAAAATTGGAACGGTTTGAAAAAATCGCAGCCGAGTTAAATTACAGCTGGCGGCAAACTATGAGATTGCATCTCGGAGCCTTAAAAAAATATAGCGAAATTTAAAAGATGTCATAAAATGTCATATTGAACTGTGCTATAATGGTATTGTCGGAAGATACAACAAGGGGCGATACCATACGGTAACGCCTTTTTTGTTGACTCAAGCATTGTTGAGGTGATAAAATAATGGCTGACAATCGGATAGCATACGGACTTGCGAAAAAGTATGGAATAGACACTGCGGGCATGTCGCCACAAGAGGTTTGGGGGGCTCTCAAAGAAAAGGGAGTAACGAAAGAAAGTGCGGAGCGCGAATACAACCAAGGCGTGGCAGCAGAGCGGGAGAAGCTGGAAAAAAGATATGGCGACGGCATAGAAGAAGCAAAGTTTATTCCCCAAGCGTCAAAATATAGCAGACCAAAAACTAAGCACCATACAAACCATGCTAAGGAAATGAATTTGAACGAAAGAGAGTACGTAAACGCTGCCATAGAGTTTTTCAACGGCGACGAGGGGGAGATGTATTATTCTAAAGGACAAAACAAATTTTACCGTTATGACAGAAAAACGGGGCGGTTAGCGGTGGTGAGTGTTGACGGAACATTACATACATATTTTCATACTAAAGAAAGATTATTTAACAAACTATTTCATCAGGCAGGTTTAAAGAAATGGGAAAAGTAAAATGTTATATTTGCGGAACGGAATTTGATGGAGATATCCTTGACGATTGCCCTTATTGTGACTGGACATATTTGGGCTTTGAGGATGAATTAGAGGAAGGCGAAATAGACGGCGCGAATCCAATAACGGTGGCGCAAGCAAAGGAATACTTTGCACAGGGCAAGGATATCTGGGGAGACCCCTTGAAAAAGAAGCCGGAATAAACAATGTTCAGTTAAATGTTGTAAGCACAAAGGCAAGTCAAAACGGCTTGTCTTTTTTGATGTCCTAAAAAAGGAGAGTGAGAGGAGTGAAGCTCACGGACAAGGAGCGCAAGGCGATTGTGGCGGAATATACAAACGGCGAAGCGACATACCGAAGTCTTGCGGTAAAGTACGGCGTTGCGCCGAACACGATTAAAAATGTAATCAAAGAAAATGTGGATTTTGCACAACTTTGCACAGATATAAAAAAAGAGAATGCAGAGTCTATGCTGGAGTATCTGAAGGGTCGGCTTCCGATAGCTCAGGATATTGTAGACAAGTCGTTGAAGCGACTGCTTGAACAGATAGACAAAGCCTCGACTTACGAGGTCACGGGGTTGTTTAAAACGGTCACTGAAGTGTTTATCAAGGCGGCTGGCAACAATCCCGGCAGCGACAACAACGTAACGCTCAACGTCCATTTCAAGGATTTGAGCGCGGGAGAAAAGAATGCTGACGACAGCTGATTATGATATTTCGCCTAAATTCTCGCCGCTGTTTATCGATAAAATTTCGGAAATAGTAGAGCCGAGCGGGAGGTCGAGTGGGAAATCAACAACAAACGAAATGGTAGCGATATTGAGCATGATGGAATCGCGTCTTAACAATATATGGTACTGCCGAGCCGAATCGGGAGACCTGCGCCGCACAGTGTTCAGTTCGATGCTAGCGACGATTCAGCTGATGGGGTTGGAGAGTTTTTTTAAAACATCCTTGTCGCCGATTGAAATTACTTGCACGAAGAGCGGCGCAAAATGCTATTTTTCGGGAATAAACGGCAAAGTTCAGGACGATTTAAATGCGACAAAAGGATTTACCCCGCAAAACAGAAGCTTGAAAATGTTCATTCTCGACGAAGCGAATGAAGTCAAATACAAGGAGCACGTCACTGCCGCAGAGACTACTGCGAATAAATTTTTGATTGACGGAAGCAAGACGGTGTTTGCCTATAATCCGCCGCCTCTTAAAACGCATTGGGCTCATCAATATTTTGGCGATAAAATACGCAACGGCGCCACTAAGATTTATACGACGTGGAAAGACATTGAAAAAGTTTTAAAACCTGCGACGATAGCAGAAATAAAGAAAATGCGGGATACAGACCCGCTCTTTTATCGTTATTGGTATTTAGGCGAGGTGGTCAACTTCTCAGGCATGGTTTACCCGCAGTTCAAACGTGAGCGACATTGCTGTAATGTTTTTGCCATGATAGCAAAAGGAGACCGCATAGTTGAGCTATCATTGGGGGTGGACGAGGGCACAATCAACGATAGCACGTGCGTTACTCCGCTTGCTATTATGGCATCGGGGCGGGCTGTAGTCCTCGATTTATTTGAATACAGTCCTAAAAACAGAAGCGGTCTACAGGGAGAGAAGGGGGCTCTTTCCCCGTCAGAGCAATCGCGCCGTATATACGATTTCCTTTTAAAATTGTTTGAGAAATTTCCCATGACAAAAAGCGTGCCGCGCATGTGGATTTTTGAATCGGCTGAGGGTGGGCAAATGCTGAGAATACAGTTTGAAGAAAATTACGGTGAGCCTACTTGTATTGTTGAGAAAAAATCAATATGGGGCGACGTGAAACGTGTGCGTAATATGTTGTCTGAAGACATCTTATTTTTTAATACTGTTGGCGGCGTTAATACTGAAATTTTGATTTCAGACATCGAAAATTACGTCATAGACGAAAACACTAATGACATTAAAAAAAATCAGCGCGAGGATACGATTGACAGCTTGGAATATGCAACGAAGCTGTATTATGACAGACCTATAGCGCGGGGAGGAATATATTAAATGGCAAACAATATTAATTCGGCAGCGCCGTTGGGGAATCCGCTTCGGCGTTATTTTTCGCGTTATTTTCGGGCGCGTTGGCAAAATTATCAAAACGTCGTGACTAACGACGTGTTTTTCAGCCAGATGCCGCCGGCATGGCTTACTTATCAACAAACGTATGTTCGGCAGTGGGACGAGTGGACGCGCGGATTCGTCCTCCAACTTCACAAGGGAGATTTTTTTTCTGTCGGCATGGGGAAAACCGTCTGCGACATCCTTACGCGGGAGTGCACGAAGGGGCGCTTCAGATTTGACGGACAATATCGTCCTGCGGTGGATTTCGTTACAGCGTGGGCACAAGCGTCGCAGTTTTCAAATCTTGTTTCGGAAGGCTTTATGAACGCTAATAGACTTGGCAATAACATCTTACGATTGAATGCTGTTGCCGAAGCGGGAGAATGCTATCCATCAGTACACTCGGTCGACAGAACATTTTTTGAAGTCAACAGAAAACAGGGGATAATTCGCGCAAGATTTTTGGATTACTTATCGGCAAATACTGTTGACGACAGTAATTATTACTGCATCGAAGACAGAGTGTTCTTTGAGGGCGCTCCATATTACTGCGTCAGGATTGTAGAGCAAAAAGGTACAGTGACTAATCCCACATTTGACCTTTATAAAAAAGGATTGTCCAAACTCGATTTCTTCACTCAATCAAGATTTGCCGACCTTTACGGAGATATAACGCCGGGCAAATGGTACAAGCTCCCGTTTAAAACGTTGGGGTGCTACAATTGGAAAAACAAAGAGACGTCGGTTGCTGTAAATTCAATGCCCGGATTTTCAGAAAGCTCAGTGCATACAGCTTTAGATATTCTTTACAGCATTGATTATAACTGGTCGATGGGACAGCTTGACATGTATTGGGGACGTACTAGGGTGTTGGTCCCGAAAGAAATGAGAACGGTCAAAGTCAGAGAGATTCACAATGGAGTGGATTATTCAGAGGCAATTTCAGCAGCGATAAACAGTCCGCTCGAGGATGACCTGTACACGCAATTGCCCGGCAATACCTCAATAGACGGCAAGCAGCCGCAGCCATTGTTTATCCAACCCGACCTTAGGGGAGAGCCTCATAAATATATACGTGATGCCGACCTTGAACTACTTGCGGCGAAAGTCGGGCTATCGGCAAGCACGCTTGCTAATCATTTAAACGACAACAACGGCAAAACTGCTACAGAAGTCACTTCTGAAACGACGACGACGGATATTACTGTATCCACAAAGCGCGAGCTCGCAGAGGTAGCGATAAACGCCATGCTTAAGGATGTCGTTGAATTTTACGGGCTTAATAGTAATGTTGAAATCACGTGGAATGACAGCCTTAAAGGGGACGGTAAGAGTAAGGATGAAATATTGAGAGAGTATGAGCAAGGAGTCATGCCGATAGATGAAGCTATTAAGCGCCTACACCCCGAGCTTTCGCAAGACGAAGTAGACGAATGGGTGCGAAAGCTTGAGGCGAAAGATGAAATGGCTGATATTTTCGACACATCTAAGAGATTAATATGAGCGATGAGATAACGAGAGAGCCACATTATAAGCTGGTGGTTGAAATTACGGCTGTTGAAACGAAAATTAAAGAGACGGTCTTTAACGACTTAATCGGCGGAGTCCCAGAATCAGCAACAAAGCGCAGCGTGTACAGGCTGATAAAAGCGGGTATTTCAAGCGTAAAAGACAGGAAGGTCGCGCGTGAGTTTGAGCTGCGTCTTGCGCGTGCGTTCAGACATTGGTATCGCACAGTAGCTGCGCTGCTTTCGCTTCTGGCAGTGAATGGGAAGACAACGTCGACGTCAAACGAACACTCGCAAAAGAGTAGCGAAATATTCAGACTGCAAATGACTCCGAAGGTCAGAAATATGATGACGACGCAGCGCATAGGCTCTGCACTTATTTCGGATTATAGCGAAAAGACGAAGGCGGCATATAAGAGGATTGCCGCTAATTTGGCGGGGAAAAGCGCTACTCGAGACATTTCTGTCCGAAACATTGCCGAAATTGAGGTCAGGCGCGCAGCAATTGCGGACGACATTGAAAATCTGAAATCAAATGGAACAAAACTTGTCTGGGTGTCGTCGCACGCTAACTGTTCGGAGAGATGTTCCGTCTGGCAAGGCAGGCTATACAGCCTTGACGGGACAAACGGGCAAATTGACGGACATAAATTTATTCCAATCGAGACGGCAATAAATGTCCCGCAGTTTACAAAAAGCGGAAACATGTACATAAACGGCTTGTTTGGATTCAATTGCCGTCACCACATGATTCCATATACGCCTAAAAGCGTTGCGCCTGTCGAGTATTCTGCAGTCGAAATTGAAAAAGAAAGGAAAATAGACCTGACGCAACGAAGGCTTGAAAATGCAATCCGAAAGCAAAAGGAGCGCGGTTTTCTTTTGCGAAAAACAAATTACAAAGCCGCTTTAGGAGCATGGGAGAAGGCTCGTATTATGGAACAAAAATACGAAGATTTTTGTCGAGCTAATAACCGTGTAATATACCGAGAGCGGACGCGTGTCATGACGGAGGAGGTGGAAGCTTTGAAAATTTAATATCGAGAAACAGACAGCAGGCAGCTGTCTTTTTTTATGCAAAAAGAATGCAAGAGGAGAGGTTATGTCTATTTTTGAAAAATTTAAAAAAAGAATTAAAAAGGAGAAAAACAAAATGGTAACGATTGAAGAAGTAAAAAAACTATTCGAGGCGTTGACGGAAGCGGACAAGAAAGCTTTTGTAGACGGCTTGAAAACAGAGAAGGAAGAACAGGGTGCTCCTGTGCCCGCGCCGGATGAGGAAAAAACCGACACACCTGCGCCCGAAACAGAGACGGAAGAGGAAGGAAATCCCGCTCCCGAAAACCCACCTGCACCCACAGCCGAAACCAAAACAAACGAGGAGGCGGCAAAAGCGCTTGAAGAAATAGCGGCACTTAAAGATACAGTAGCGGCATTGCGCGAAGAAATTGTAGGATTGAAGCGTAATCCAACGCCGGCAGATGACCAAAAAGCAACAGAGCTGGACAAGCTCATTGCAAGATATAACGCCTAAATAGGAGGTTAAAAATATGGCGATAACAAGTTTTGAAAAAATATCGAGACAAGTCTTGATGGCGGGTGACCCCGTCACAGGCAAAGACGGAGCACTGTACCTTGACGGTACGATGACGCCGACCAAAATGTCTGAGGCAATAGCCGAAGCAATTTACGTCGGAGAGGTTTTCCGCAACGGGCAGTCTGTGACGAGCAGATTTACCGTAAACGCAAAAGTCGGCGACGCTGTAAGAGTGCCTTTGGAAACACCTTTCCCGAACTCGTCGAGAACATTAACTATTGGCAGCAAAGAAGGCACGGAGGGAAATGGCGGAATAATAAACACAAATGCGCCTATGATGCCTTCCGATAGCGAATTTTTGGTGTTCTTAAACCAAGTAAACGACCAGATGATTTTATTTCCGGACATGTCGCAAGAGTGGCTGCCGCTTAATCGTGTCGCGACAAGAGTGGCGAGTTATGCCGCAAGCGTAGTAGAGGACAGGTCCGCAAGCATTCTAGCGGAAATACTTGCGTACTCAATTTACCGAAGCTTGAACGGCGCGGACAATTTACACACGATTGACATGACCCAGCAGGGGGCATATGGCAAGCTGCTTAACAGCCTGAATACGGCTTTAGACAACGGCGACATCATAGCTGGCGCCCATACGTATCCGACAGAAGGTCGGTGTATAATCGGACGGTCGAGCTTCATCAACAACATGTTTAACCGCGATTCGGGCGTTATTTTGACAGGCTCGGATTTTGCGCAAACTATGTTGAAGGAATACAAGTTTGACGTGGATATGAGTGACCGCGATTACGTCGGAAACGCTTATCGGGGAAATACCATGCAATTCGATATGCAGTGCGCAGTTGATTACATCTTTACTCTCGCCGAAAGGTATCTCGGCTTGGAAAAAGGCGCATTGGACGACGTTTTGGGAATAGCCGTATCGTTTGACACGACCGCCGTTGCTGAAAACATAGACTTGGGCGTAAAAATGGTTGACCACTCCGGGAACCCCAGAGGACTTGAAGCTCAGCCTTTGAACTGCTGGGGACACGAAGGCTTCCGCATAAATCATATAATCGGCACACCCAATTTAAGTAACACGACGTTCACTAATGCGGGGTTTACCGCCGAAGTGCGCAAACGTCCTTGCGCGCCTAAGAATTTGTTCACTTCCTCAAACACCAACAAAATACTGCTACCTATATTTGATACGTCCGGCAACATAGTAGGCTATCGTGAGGTTGCCAATGTGCCCAAGCCCAACGGCGGCGGCGTTCAGAACAGCATGACTACTGTCGTGTTGACTTTGGAAGACTCGAGCGACAATACTCCAATTACCGGAGCGACAATAACGGTGACCAACGGCAAATTCACTCCTACAGTAACGGAGATAGGTGGAGGCGTTTATGCCTTTGAGGTTGGACAAAATACGACCGCAACAGTAAGCATTGCCAAGACCGGGTATACTACCGGGTCAATCAATCTTACGAAGGCTAATACGGCAAAAACAGAGTATACAATCACCGAAGCGATGACCAAGAGCGCTTAAGGCAAGTAAAAAATAGGGGAGGCGAAAGTCTCCCCTTAAAAACACAAAAATGTATAAAAACGCTTGACATCTCTTATAATATGTATTACAATGTAATACGCGAAAGAGAGGTGATTATATGACTAATATTTCTTTGAGAATACCAGAAGAAGAAAAAGAATTAGTTGAAGCATATGCAAGACTGCAGGGCATGACCGTTTCGGAGGTTTTTCGCAAAGCGGCAATGGAAAAAATTGAAGACGAATACGATTTGACTTTATACGAGAAAGCCATAAAGGAGTATGAAGTTGAAGGAAAAATATCCTATTCTTTAAATGAAGCGAAAAAGGAATTGGGGATAGATTAATGTACAAGGTCAGGTTTAGTAAAAGCGCTTTAAAGGCTTTGAGAAAATTAGACAAATTCACGAGAACGATGTTGATTAATTGGCTTGAAAAACATTTAGACGGATGCGAAAATCCTCGTGTATTTGGGAAAGCGTTGACTGCAAATCATAAAGGCAAGTGGAGATATCGTGTCGGAGACTATCGAATAATCTGCAAGATAGATGACGGCGAAATCGTAATACTTGTATTGGAGATAGGTCATCGCCGCGATATCTATATTTGATTAACTAAAACAGTCGCAAGTCGGCTGTTTTTTTATGCATAAAAAAGGAGAAAAAATGGAACTGGTGGCGCAGGATTTGATTAAAACGGTGACGGGAATAGACGTTAAAGAGCGGCTAAATGCTCCGACAAGCGACGTCGCCAATCACTGGATTCGCCGGCAAGAAAACATAATTTTGCAGCACATTGCAAAATACCGTTACGGCGGGATGAAAACGGTTAATCGTATGCTTAATAACGATTGCGCTCGAAAAGTAATAATCGACGCCGTTGTTGAGCAGGTCGAATATATTCTAACCAATAAAATGGTTGACCCCACATTGTTAATGGGCATTACCGGGAAGACGGGAGAAATTCGGGCAGAAAGCAAGGATGCCATAATGGAGTATGCGGTGGCGCCCCTTGCGCATGACATGCTGCTGAATGCGGGATTGCTATACTGCGGGGAGGGGCTTTATGATATTTTCTAATCGTTACAACTTGAACGGCGTAGTTATCGAGACGGGGGAAAAGTTTCGTTATTGCAAAATCCGCAAAAAACGCACAGAGCGTTACGAGCCTGTTACGGGATTTTCGGCAGGAAGAAAATTTGATTACATCGAAACGCCGACACGATTGAAGCTGCGCGCAGGCTATTGCGTGGAGCTCATAGACGAGGGCGTGAGAGGGCGCGTGAATAGCTTTGATGAAGAAGTCTACAACGAACTTCAGACCGTTTTCGGGGCATTTAAAGACGTAGAAAAGGTGCTTGTTTTGGAGTTGGATACTAATGGCTGAAAGATACGACGCAAATTTCTTTGCGAAGTTATTCGTTTCCGAAGCGCAGAAAGAGATAAACGGCGTGAGCTTCAAAGGCGGCGTACAGCGCGGCACGGGGTCTATCCCTTACGATACCGGACGGCTGGCGAAGTCTATCACTATGGTTTGGGGAGATGAAAAGGTCGCAACGATTTTTATCGGAAATGCGGAAGAAACATATTATGCCGAATATTTGCAAAGCGATGAAACTGTAGGCAAAACGACAAAGCCGAATTTACACAAGGGCTTTGTAGAGAAATTCATAACGAGAGAATATGTCGGTGCTTTGCGCAGATTCGGCAAAGTCACTGTTTCGGGAGGAAGATAGATGTTTGAGGAGATTTTGAGAGAGATAAACAGAATTTTAGGGTCGGACTATGCGCTGTTTTGGGAGTTTTATCCGCAGGAAGAAAAAGCCGACGAAGTTCTTGCGGTTTACAAAAATATAGGCATGCTGAGGATTGAGACAGGAACGCTCCAGTTATTGCAGGGCAATCAGGGCATGCAAGTTGATACGGCGCTTCATTTGCTTATGCGCATCGAGGACACAGACCTTACGAGCAAGCGCATTACTGACGCGCTCAACGCTCTTGTTTCTGCGGCAAACGGATACATAGAAACGGCTGAAGGCAATTACAATTATGTCTTTTCTTTCGGACTACCGCGCAGGGTTGCGCCCGTCGAGCATTTCAGAGCCGTAAATTTCGTGCCTTACGTAATACCGCTAAACATTACGGTGTCTCAGGAGCTTGTATTCGGAGACGACATACAAGTCACGATTGACAATCAGGCTCTTGACGGGATTATAAGCTGGCAGGAAACACCGTCAAAAACCTTGAGGGCGTTGACTATGTTTAACGTCGACGAGATTAAAAACGCGTTTGAGATGAAGACGTGGAGTTTTACCGCGCTTGTCATGTACAAGGACGACAATTCTCTTCACAATGCGTTGCTCGAAGACGAAAGAGCAGAGCCGCACACCGTTCATGATTTTGTTTATAAAATCGGTAACGCCGACGCGGTTACCAAAAAAGTCTACGCTTCGGTTGTACTTAGCGGTCAGCGGAGAGAGTTTGACACGCTGCAAATGCAGTTCAGCGTTGCCGATGAGGAAAATACATGAGTGTAGAATTAAAAATAGAGGTCACGCAGAGCGGACAAAAGAACGTTGAACAGCCCAAGAATGCGGAGACGCAAAAAGACACTGCGACGGTAGAAAAGACGGCGCAGAATGAAGCTCTTAAGGTGAACGTATTGACAAGCCTTGCGCGTCGTACAGGAAGCTACGTCACAAGCAGGATAGGCTATTGGACGGGCAATAATCAGCTTCAGGCGGATTTAGGCGCGATGTCGGGCATTGTGTCCGCCGGTATGGCTATTGCGGCTAATCCTGTCATGGGGATTGCCTTGACGGCTTTTTCTTTAGCGACGAAGGCTATCGACTATGCGATAGAAGTCAAGTGGGAAAACAGAAGCGCAGCGGAATACCGGCGACGCAGCGGAAATTATTTGGGAGACAAATCCAGAGGAGAAAACTCGTGATTAATATTTTTGTTTACGTATACAAAAAAGACGAACAGACGGGAGAAATGTCGTGGCAACAGCGGAAAGGGGTGTATCCTGCGTTTTTGAATAAACGACTCGACGAGGAGCTGGACAGCGGGGTGATTACGTTTTACACCAAAACTCCCGAGCTTTTGCCGCCGCTCACTATGGTCAAGGTAGAGCTTAATGACCAGAATTGGGACGAAGAAAACGACACCGATTACAACACGGACAAGAGATATTATCTCGGCAACGACAGCTATGTCAAGGTCAACAGCAGGCTTTACGAACACACGTTCAACCTTGTAGAGCCAACAAAGCTGCTTGAGGGCGTAAAAATTGACGGGCGCAGGATTTCGCAGCCCGAAGACGAGGCACAGCGCAAAAGCCTTTACGACGTACTTAAAGAGCTGTTGGCGGTAACGCCGTTGAGAACGACTCAGGAAGCCGCTTCAGAAAATGCGGGAACAAGGAAAGCGCCTTATGTCGTGACGGACGACGCGGCAGTTGTAGCGGCGCTACAGGGCGTGAAATCACCCGAATTTAGGTGGGACAGCCAAACAACGTTGTGGGAGTGCCTCAACGATATCGCGGCTATGATTGACGCTATTCCGCGCCTTACGGCAAATGCGGCAGAGACAGCTTTCGACACGATAACTTTTGATTTTGTCAACGAGACAAATCGAGTGGTGGAGTCCATGAGCTGCATTTCGGAAAGCATGAGCTTTGAAGAAGGGCAATATTGCAGCGCGATTGAGACACAAGCGGAGAACATTGTCGAAAGCGACAACGAAAGCGCGTCGGTTGTATTTCCGAGCGCTAACGGGTGGACGACGCCGAGAACGGAAGATGTCAAGCGAGAGGACGATAATTGTATTCTTATTTTGCCGCAAAATATTGAGCAATTAATACACGTTTATGCTAATGTGGGAGGAGCTTTTATAGAATACAATTTAAAGATTGTTGAAGTTGGACAGCCGGATATTAATCAAACTCTGAATTTTTCTTTGGATGAACTTGTGCAACACGGATTATCAAATCCTTATTTGGACATAAAGAAATACTGTTTGGAGTTTAAAGAGTGGGAGACATTAGAAAAGCAAACTGCTTCGGAGCCTAGTGAAACAGTATATAAAAATAATTCTTTTTATTGGGAACAAGGCAGTAATAATCTGGTGCTTTTGGGGGACCGATATAGAAATAGTTCATTATTTGGCAGAGTAGCCGTTTATAAAACTCTTTTGGAAAGTGCAGTAAAATCCAGTATAAATATTTTCCCTCATTGGGTCGAAATTGTTGATGGGAAACAGTATTATTATACTCCAACGGGTAACGCTGCACTTGATAGCAAACAAAATATAAGTAATTGGCGTTTACGCGTTGAATACATACCGACAAACAGCAACGCCAAAGTTCGCGCGGTTAAGACAAATAAGACAAATGTTGAATTTGTGCAAAGTTACAACCAGCGGGCACAGGTCAATGACTCTGAATCGCTTGGACGTGCAATGAAAGGCACGGTAGAGAAAATGGGGATAGACACCCTGAAGCTCATGCAGGCTCACAAAACTCTCGACGGCATGCTCGACGTTGGCGACGTCTACATGTACGAGGGAGAAGCCTACATCGTGACGGTAGTCGATTGGGAAATTTTGTCACATAGATTTACCGCTTGCGTGTATGAGCTTTCAAAAAACTGGTCGTTGCTTAGCCGCTATGTCGGGATAAACAGGCGTTTCCGCAGTTGGAACATTCCTAACGATGTCCTTGAACGTAATTTATCCGACAGGGACTACTGCGAAATAACGAGGGGAGACGGTACTGCTGCGGGGCAATCGGACCCCAATGTCCGTTTGGACAATGCTCCGCAAACAGAGTTTTTGTCTGTACTGACGACAAATCTGGCGACTGATGATGAAATAGCAACCTGTTGGATATTTAAGGACGAATATACTACAGACAATCGCACAAACCTTGACGGGGTTATGGTGCCTGCCTCGACTTTCGCTTTCGGCAAGTCCACTGTTTTTTATGCAAGAACATTGGACAACCTGTCCGCAGGCAAACGTATGCAAACAGAAACGATTGACGGAAGCAGCTCCGACTCTGATTGTTGTGTCGATACTTATTACTGTAATGACAACGGTACTTTGCAGGAAATGACAATTATGTTGGGCGCAAATATTCGGAGTAATTTAGGGGCTACGGACAGTGACGCCGCCGCCCTTGTTCCTTTTGTGAGGAGAGGCAAGCCGAGCAGTAGCACCATTGCGGATTATTACGTCAATTATCCAAACGGCGCAAAATTCAGCCAAAAGTATGCCGTAGACAAACAACCTGCCGAACAATTGAATTTCGTTTATCAAATTCATTTTGTCACGGACTTGTCTGATATCATAATAGGAAATATGCTCGCGCAAAACAATCCGCTCATTAAAAACATGAGCTCGCGCACGTTTAAGGTTTGGTCGTTAAAAAAGAAGCTGCCAAACGGAGTGATAAAACTCAACGGCTATTATGGCGCAGAATATGCGGGAAACACTTTCAGCTATTATATTTCAACTGCGGCACAAGGCGGGCAAATAAGGTCAGTCACTTACTACCAAGACGAAAGCATTGTAGGCTGGGCGATTACTGACGAAAACGACAATCTCTACATAGCTCAAAACAGCAATGAAGAAATCTCTGCAACAAATGCAATTATTCTGAAGTTGCGTCATAAATATCATGGGCAATAAAAAAGAGGGGGTTATTTCCCCTCTGACAATGAAAGAGTGTATGTAAGCGTCTTTAGGTATTTTAGATAATTTTCTGCTGGCTCATTGTGAACGGTTCCTTGAATTTCGAGTGATGCTAGTGCTATTGCTTGACAATCGTCAGAAGAAAAATTTTGTTCTAAAGCATCTTTTAATGTAATGTATAGTACAGAAAGTTCTATATCGGGTGGATATGAGGATGTTGTTAAATCATATTTTACGCTAAAAATATAATTTGTAGTATCTTTGTCTGTTTCCGTTTCAATTCGTTTAAGGTTATAATCAGTAGGACTTTGGAACGCCCTTATTTGTGGTGTTGCATAGGCAACTTGAATTGGAATTGAAACTTGGATTTCATATTTTAAATAGGTGTCGGTAATTTCTTTTGATGTTACTTCAAAATATTTATCGTCCCCGCAACCGACAAAGCAGAAAGAGAGCGATAAAAGAACTAAACAAAATACAAAGAATTTTTTCACAATGATTGCCTCCGTTTTTTTTAATAATACAAAAAATAAGGGGGGGTAGTCAAGCAAATTGAAACAATAAACCACAAAATAACAGTCGCAAGTTCGGCTGTTTTTTTATGCAAAAAAAAGGAGAAAAGAGAAATGGCAATACAATCGAACAGGCTGACGGTGCTGTTAGACGTGGACACAATGGAAGCGGCGTATTTCAAAGGGTTAAATCAAATTAACCTAAATTCATATCTGCACAATGAATTTGTCGTGCGCCCGAACAAAAATCTGCTTGCAACGGAGACGCTTTGGGTGGCGTTTAAAAACACTGGAACGACAGTAAATCCTATAATGATGACGCAGCGTCCCGCAAACGAGGTAGAGGATATTTCATCTACGACGCCGAATACGCCTCCGCCTGCGGACACGCCACCATTATCGCCCTACGAATATTATATCCCGTTGCCTGCCGCAGTCATGGAAGTGCCGGGCAGCTGGAATTTTTCTTTAGCCGTCAGAGTGTACGACGAGGCAGGGAGCGAAGAATTTAAGGAAATTGCGACAACGAGCGTTTATAATTTTACCGTTTCGGCGTCGCTTATGCCAAGCAGCACGTCGAAATATCTGTCCGACGAAAGCGCGGCAGCACTTTATCAACAGGCTTTGGAAATGATGAAGCAAGCTCCGTACATAGGCGAAAATGGGAATTGGTTTGAGTTCGACGCAGAAACCGCGAAATTCGTCGACACCGGCGTTGACGCGCACGGTATTCAAGGCGAAACAGGACCGAAAGGAGATACCGGACCTGAAGGTCCTCAAGGACCAAAAGGCGACACAGGCTCTCAAGGACCGCAGGGCGTACAAGGACCAAAAGGGGATAAAGGCGATAAGGGTGACACTGGTCCTAAAGGTGCAGTGGGACCGCAGGGACCTCAGGGAGATAAAGGACCTCAAGGCGAACAAGGCGTGCAGGGGATACAAGGACCGATAGGCTTGACGGGCGCGACAGGTCCCGCAGGTCCTCAGGGATTACAAGGAGTTCAGGGCGTTATTGGACCTCAAGGACCTATCGGACCTACAGGCGGGCAAGGTCCGAAAGGCGACAAAGGAGACACCGGCAATCCCGGCGCAACAGGTCCTGCAGGACCTAAGGGGGAGAAGGGCGACAAAGGAGACACAGGAGACATAGGTCCGCAAGGACTTCAGGGTATTCAGGGAGTTCAGGGGGCGCAAGGTCCCAAAGGCGACAAGGGAGATGTGGGTGATACCGGAGCTACGGGAGCACAGGGACCTCAGGGTATTCAGGGACCGCAAGGCGTTGTAGGACCACAAGGACCTCAAGGACCTCAAGGCATACAAGGTCCGAAGGGAGAAAAGGGAGACAAGGGACAAAACGGCAATGACTTCACTATTCAAGGGACTGTTTCATCTACAGCGTCTCTGCCTGATGATTATACCGTAGCTGACATAGGCAAAGCATGGTTTGTAGGAACATCCGTTCCGCGAGACGTTTATTCTTGGGGTTATAACGAGGCTGGAACACTTGCGTGGATGAATCAGGGTACTTTGCAAGGACCTCAAGGAGAACAAGGGATACAAGGACCTCAGGGGGTTCAAGGCATACAAGGACCGCAAGGAGAGCAAGGGCAACAGGGCGAACAAGGCGTACAAGGACCGCAAGGAGAGAAGGGCGACAAGGGCGATAAAGGAGATACCGGTGAGCAAGGTCCACAGGGCTTGCAAGGCGTTCAAGGCGTTCAAGGGGAACAAGGTCCCAAAGGTGACAAAGGGGATAAAGGAGACATCGGAGCAACGCCTGTGATTAGTGCAACCGTCGAAACGCTCGGCGAAGGTGAAGCCGCAACCGTGACTAAGACAGGGACGGACGCCGCTCCCATATTTAATTTTGGCATTCCTCAAGGCGCCACCGGCGCAACTGGACCTATGGGCGCAACAGGTCCACAGGGACCTATCGGAGCGACAGGTCCTCAAGGACCACAAGGTGAGCGTGGACCACAGGGCGCCACCGGCGCAACCGGACCGCAGGGACCTCAGGGACCGCAAGGAGCGCAAGGACCACAAGGTCCGAAAGGTGAAGACGGGACAACTTTAGGGCTTTATTGGGCTGTCATTTATGGCGCTCAGTTGCCGACAAATTTCGGAAATGCTGTAATTTCGTTCAATTTCACCACCTTCAACGGATACGATTCAAATTATGTCGGAGATGCTCTTGAATTGGGATATATTTTGCAAGAAACGCCGATAAACATTTACAAGTCCAGCACGGACTTCTCGACAGAATCTTCGGAAATGGATACCAGCAGTTTTTTTGCTAAAATATACAATGGCGATGGGCTTGCAGACGGCAAGCAGATAATAAAGGGCAAAGCGAAAATTGATATGGGCGAATATAAAGAATATGATTGCCTAATGTTTCTGTTTACAAAAGCTTCGCTTGATGATGGTTTTGCGCTTTGTCTATTCAGCGAAGATTGTGCCACTGTATATATCAATACAGACGTTCAATTAAGTTATAATATTCCCACAGCTGTTTGCTTTGTAGGTAATACGCAAGTGTAAGGAGTTAATATGAAAAACAGTTATTTGGTAAGCAAAGAAGAAATAGAACGCAGAAGAAATATAGCGGAGCTTAAAAATCAGCTCAAATCACTAAACGAGGATTTATTGCAGGTCATGGCGGGCGTCGAAATACCGAATATAGAAGAGAAAAAATCGGAGTTTAGACGCATTCACGGAGACATTCGAGAATTGGAAGGCAAGCCAAGAGAGAGGGAATAACAGTGAATATAACGCTTAAGCTAAGGGAAAATTCAGCATACTTCACACCGAACAAAATATTGTACGCAGATAATGAAAGTCTTGAAATAACAGTCCGGCACAAAGGACGGATAGTCAATCGAGGCTTTTTAATTTTCAACGACAATTTGTATGCACTGTCAGACAATATTTGCATAATACCGCACAACGCGATTAACACGGTTAATACTTGTGGGCTTCAGGACAGAAAAGGCGATGACGTCATTCATGGATGGCGGGTCGAAAATCTTTATTGCCACAAATATGATATGGGTACTGAAAACGGTGCACGGCTTGTCGCTGAGCGTGAATTTTACGCAGTTACGGCAAAGCAGTTATCAGAGGAAATTTCAGTCTTGCAAAGCAAAATTTACAAGCTCGAAAAAACGGTTGACCAGCTTGAAAACGGCAAATTCAGATTATTTAAATTTAAAACGGAGGAAAACAAAAAATGAAAACATTCAGCAAAATTTTAATGGTAATATTAATCCTTATTTTTTTAGTAGTCGCAGTTCTCGGCTTTCTCGAAATGCCGGTTGCTGCTGAAGGTGAGGAATTGACGGCTGCGCAACGAGTTCTTGTCGCTCTCAAAACGCATCTTTCCACAATTTTAACGGCAATCGGATTGCCTCTCGATGCTGTATTATTGGCTCTGTTTGTGGCTATAAATAAACAAGCGGCGGCGACTACAAGTAAAGCCGGAATTACATCGGGTGAAGTTGAATTAATAAAAAACAATCAACAGTCTCAGCAATGTGAATTGAAAACGGTGGGGAATAATGTTTATTCTTTATCAAACAAATTGGACGTATTGACTGAAATGCTTTCGGAAACCTTGTTAATGTCGGACATGCCCGCGTCACTACGTGAGCGGATACAGGATTTTAAAACGCATTATGACAAAATAAAAACGGCGGACAAAAACACCGTTACAGATGAGCCGTCTGACGCCGTAAAATCAGCCACAACGGAAGTAAAGGAAGATTGTGCAGAGGTAATAGCAGATATAAAAACTGCCGTAGAAACTGCTGTAACGGCGTATAATGGGATTAAAGAGACTGTAAGTAGATTTTAAGAGGGTAAAACTATGAAAAAGAAATTAACTCTCAAGCAAAAACGGTGGCTGTCACTATTATCCGCCTATTTATTGAGCATGGGCGTCCCGGTGTTAACTGCCGTTTTTGCATTTCCACCCGAAATAGTCGAGGGGACGCAGACGACTGTAGGCATGACTCTTATATTGACGGCAGTAATTTCAATTTCCGTTTTCAGAAAACAGATAAAAAATGCTTTTAACACAGCGTCGGTGGTGGGCACGTGGGCTATCATGCTCGTTATTTGCATTATAGCGAAATTTTTTGTTGACCAAATGCTTGTTATTTCAATAGTCGGACTTGTCTCAAACGCGGGGTCGGTGCCCTTGTTCAAAATTGCAGATAATGCGAAAGTAGAAATGGAGAAGCAAAAAGAACAAATCAAATTATTGGAGCTTAAGGAGGCATTAAATGAAAAGCAATAAATTCGTTAAGGTCATTTTAGAAAATGCCGCACTCATGCTGACAATCGCTCTTATTCTTGTGCTTTTCCTTTTCATGTTTTCTACATACGGATTCCGCGACAAAATTGATTCGGATTTTTGGGTAAGGCTTACGCTTACGGGAGTCATACAAGTGCTTATGATTGGAGTCTGGCTGCCTGAAGGCAAAAAAAGGGCAGAGGGAGACGAGCGTTATTTATTGAACAAGAACATTTTGGAAGAAAAAATAACGCTTGCATCTGTTCCCGAACATTTAAAAGTACTTGAAGAATTTTGTGGCTACACTACAGAAAAAAATCGCGAAGCCGCTGTAGCAAAGCGCCTTGCTCGTGTGGAAATAGCCTATGCTGTTTACGTTGAAAAAAAAGATGATGCAGAGTGGCTAAGTAGTTTGCCGGCAAAATCACGAATTGTAGTCAATTATCTGAAAACGCACTCCCTAAGAGTAAGGCGAATTAAGGTGACAGAAGTCATAGGTCATTCGTCCATAGCGCTTGCGTTTGACGTGTGGAATCACGAAAAAGCAGCGACAGGGATGCGCGCGATAGTCAAGCTAATTACTTCGGCGGCAATATCCATTCTTTGCGCTGTCATGATTTTCGGAAAAAAAGATTTCAATATGCAAATGATAGTTGACTTCGGATTTTGGTTAATGACAATTGGCTGTACTGTATTTTTTTCTTTGCGAACAGGGAAGCAGCTCGTGTTGGTGACTCGAATGGATTATATTGTGCGAAATATTGATTTTTTAAACGCATATGACGCCTACAGGATTGAACGCGGATTGCCTGCTGTGACTACAAAATAAAGTCTAAGAAGGAGGAGCAAAAAGCTCCTCCTTTAAAAGTAAAAAAAAATTAAAAAAACCACTAAAAAACGCTTGACTTCCTTTTACGTATAGTATATACTATATGCAGAAAAAACAAACAAAGGAGCAATCATGAAAAATTTTAGAAAAATGACAATTGCAGAAATTAAGGCATTCGACGGAACAAAAGTAATAAGAATTTACAGTGATTTTGACGAAAAAGTGAACGGACATAAGACGATTGAAACCGATGAAATTTATCCAATAAATGCAATTGCAACGTCGAACAAAAAGTACTTAACGGACGACGAAGGATTGTACGTCGTATTTTCAGACCATGAGATAAACACGGAAATCGACCTTATTTGCAAAGGACACGGTAAAGAAAAGGCACGGCAATTAGCAACATACGACGTAGTGACGGTGACAAATATATACAAAGCGGTGCAAGAATGAGAGAGGCGCAAAAAAAATACGAAAAAAAACCTGAAGTACGCGAAAGATATTTTAAGGTCTATCTCAAATTGCACAAAACTAACGACGCTGAAATAATTAAACAATTACAAAAAGTTCCTAAAAAATCAACATACATTAAAAATTTAATACAAAACGACATTTCAAAGCAAGGCGAATAACCTTGCTTTTTCATTTTCGCAATAAATCTTCTGCGAGTAAATCAAATGTTTTGGCAAGCTCTACAAAGTTATATGTATTGGGACAAACGCCGCCATTAAGCCATTTTGCGAAAGCAGGAAATTGTTTAAAAAACCTCGACATTTTAAATAAAAGAATCGTGGTGGATGAAGTTCAATGAAACGTCGGATGTTGTACCCTATATTCGCTACATCTAATCCTTTTTCAAATTCATTGGGAAATTTGCTGAGACTCAAAATATAACTTACCGAACAGTTGCAAAATTCAGATAATTCAATTATAATTTCAATTGAAGGTAAATTTTTGTTTTGACGTATAGCTCGTAGTTTAGAATGTTTAATGTTTGATAGGGAACTTATTTTCGAGAAATCTGTTTCATCTAAAAGTTCGTTGAGCCTCTTTAAAATTTCTTCTGTCATAATTTACTCCTATTAGATGTTTTAATTTAGTCCCTATAGAAGTAACTTCTGTCTCTTATACACATCTCCGAGCCCACGAGACATCTCAGGATC